TGTTCAACTAGAAAAAGGCTCTACTGCTACTAGCTTTGATTACAGACCTTATGGTACTGAGTTAGCTTTGTGTCAGAGGTATTACGATACAGGGGAGCATACAACTGGGATTGGCTCTGCTATTTTTACAGCAGTCAAATTTACTGTGCCAATGAGAGCTTCACCAACAGTTACAAGAACAGGCAATGGTTCTATTACTGGTGGCACAGCAAACTCATTTATAGACCAAGTTGATTCTAAACGATTTTATTTTGGTCTCACTTCCGCTCAAACATGGATTGGTGGGTCTTACAACGCATCAGCGGAGCTTTAATTATGTATAAGCAAATTAAACCTATATTTGAAGGTCGTGAGGCATCTGGAATTAAACGAATTTCCGACAACGCTTTTATTCCATTTGACCCAGCCAACACAGACTACCAAGAGTATTTAGCTTGGAAGGAGAAAGGTAATGAACCTTTGCCAGCAGACGAATAACGGAAGGTTTAAGACAACTCACGGTATGAAAGGTACTCGAACATACGGTATCTGGCAAGCCATGAAGAACAGATGTAATCGTATTAATCAGGACTATTCTTGCAGAGGTATTACATACGATAAAGCTTGGAACTCTTTTGAGGTTTTCTTTGCTGATATGGGAGAAGCTCCAGAAGGTATGAGTTTAGATAGAATAGATTGTAATGGAAACTACGAAAAATCTAACTGTCGTTGGGCTACTAGAGAACAACAAGCCAACAATACAAGAGCTAATATATTCTTAGAGTTTAACGGTAAACGACAAACAATAGCACAATGGGCGAGAGAACTTAAGATGGACTATGATAAATTAAGAAGCAGAGTTGTTCGTTATGGATGGACAGTTGAAAAAGCTTTGACATTTAATGTTGTCACACCATTACCTGCGGATGAGGTGTAATAGATGGCGACTCTTCACGAAACTAAAGCAAAACTAGAGTAAACATGAGCGAAGATAACGGAATAGACCTCTATAAGTATGGAAAGTTAGTTGCTCAAGTAGAGGCAATGGAAAAGAAAATAGACAAGCTAGAGACTGGAATGGAACAGTTACTAGAGTTAGCTAACAAATCAAAAGGTGGCTTCTGGATGGGCATGACAGTAGCTTCTATTGTTGGTGGTATCGTTACATTCATTGGCTCACACTGGACATTTAAATGAGAGAACTAACAGTAGGTAAAAACCTCACAGCAGGCAGTGCTAACACTGTCTATACAGTCCCTAAAGGATGTAAAGCTATTGCTACATTATTAATGATTTCTAATGCTGGTGGTAGTTCTAAGTCAGTAACTGCTGCTTGGTATGACAAGTCAGACAATGAATCAGTGACTATTGTTGGTGGACATTCTATTCAAGCAGGTAGTTATTTGATGTTTGCTGATGGTCGCATGGTGATGGATGAGTTTGATGAACTTAGAATAACACCTGAATCAGGTAGTACATTTTCAGTAATCTTTACTGTAGAGATTCTACAGAACACTGCTTATCAGAACGGAAGCTAATTATGAAGAATGGATTGTATGCTAACATCGCAGCCAAGAAAGCAAGAATCAAGGCTGGCTCAGGTGAGAAGATGCGTAAGGTAGGTAGCAAAGGTGCTCCAACTGCTAAAGATTTTAAAGATGCTGCAAAGACAGCTAAGAAAGGTAAATGATGCCACTAAAAAAAGGTAAGTCAGATAAAACTGTATCTTCTAACATTAGCATGATGGTTAAAGAAGGTAGACCACAGAAACAAGCAGTAGCTATTGCTATGTCTAAAGCAGGTAGGTCATTGCCTACACGAGGTGGACGTACTGCAACTAACATGAAGAAAACTGGTAGAGGTAGATAATGCCTAAGAAAGACTCACGCTTAGAACGTGCAGGAGTATCTGGATATAACAAGCCTAAGTCTACTCCTAGCCATCCTACTAAGTCACATGTAGTAGTAGCTAAATCTGGTGACCAGGTTAAGACTATTCGCTTTGGTCAACAAGGGGTTAAAGGTAGTCCTGAAGGCTCTGCTCGAAACAAAGCATTCAAAGACAGACATGCTAAGAACATCGCTAAAGGTAAGATGAGTGCTGCTTACTGGGCTGATAAGGTGAAGTGGTGATACCAGTATTGTCTATTCTTGAGATAGGTGCAAAGCTTCTTGACAAGGTTATACCTGATAAAGATGCTAGAGAAAAGGCACAAGCAGAATTAATCAAAGCTGCTCAGGACCAAGACTTTCAGTTAGCACTAGCACAGATTAAGGTTAACGAAGAAGAAGCTAAGTCTGATAACATCTATAAGTCAGGATGGAGACCATCAATTGGTTGGACCTGCTCTGTAGCATTTGGACTACACTTTGTATTTTTCCCTATTATTAACTTCGTTCTTGTTGCTTTAAACTACAAGGAAGTAGTTATTAGTTTTGATATGGCTACACTTATGACTGTTCTAGGTGGTTTACTAGGTATTGGTGGCTTAAGAACATATGAGAAAGTTAAAGGAATTAAATGAACCTGGTACTGAGAAGAATACACTTTGGTGAAAACTTTACAGTAGGACAGCTTTATGAGGTAACAGAACATGGGGAAAACCCTATCTGCTATACCCTGGAAGATAAGTATCGTGAAGTAGATGGACAGGATGTACAGGTCTGGAAAGTACAGGACAAAACAGCTATACCAAAAGGAGTCTATGATGTTCGTATTACCTTCTCCAATAGATTTCAATCCAGGTTACCTCTACTCCTTAATGTCCCTGGGTTTACAGGTATACGAATACACTCTGGTAACTCTTCCAAGAACACTGAGGGCTGCCTACTCGTTGGGATGACCTGGGATGGTAAGAGCGACTGGATTGGGTCTTCCAAGATAGCTATGGGGGTTTTAATGCCCATGATTGAAAAGGCTAAAGACTGTACCATAGATATAAAATAATGCTTGACAAAACCGTAAAAATATGTTATAATAGTACTTATATAGCATGTTAACAATAACCACAACTAAGACTTAAAATATGACATATATAGAGCTTGTTAACGATGTATTAATCAGACTCAGAGAGGGTGAAGTATCATCTGTCTCTGATAACGCCTATTCAAAGCTAATAGGTAAATTTGTCAATGATGCTAAAAGAACAGTAGAAGATAGCTATAACTGGAATGCGTTAACAGATACGCTAACAGCAGTAACTGCAGATGATGTCTTTAACTATGTCTTAACTGGAAGTGGTACTCGCTTCCGTATGCTAAATGCTATTAACGATACCTCTAACTTTATCATGGGTTATAAGACAGGGTTAGAAATGGATGAGTTATTCCTTATTCCAGACACAGTGCTAAAAGGACAACCTCGTTTCTACAACTTTAACGGTGTCAACAATAACGGTGATACTCAGATAGATATCTACCCTAAGCCTGATGGTGTTTATAATCTTCGCTTTAACATGATTATCCCACAGACTGCTTTAATCACTGATGCTACTGAATTAAAAGTTCCTAGTGAACCAGTGGTGTTACTAGCTTATGCAAAGGCTATTGCTGAACGTGGTGAGGATGGTGGTTTAGCCTCTAACGAAGCTTATGCTTTATACAAACAATCCTTGACAGACCATATCTCTATTGAGGCTGGTCACTATCAAGAAGAATACCAATGGTACGCAGCTTAAATGGCAGAACAAATACTAACAGGTTCGATTGCAGCACCAGGATTTTTTGGGCTTAACACCCAGGATTCGTCTATTCAATTGTCAAGTGGTTTTGCTCTAGAAGCTAACAACTGCGTGATTGACAAGTATGGTCGTATTGGTGCTCGTAAGGGATGGACCAAGGTTAACTCAACTGCTGCTAGCACTGGTCACTTTCGTGCTGTCTATGAACTAGTTAAAGATGATGGGCTTGTAGTCTTATCTGCTGCTAACAATAAACTATATTCAGGACGCTCTACTTTAACTGAATTACCAGTACGTAATGCTGCTAACAACGCTAACTTATCTTACACAATCAGTGATGATAACTGGCAGATTAGTGGTATGCCTTATGACACAGGTGCTACTCCATCAGGACATGCTATCCTTGTGCAAGAAGGACACCCAGCTTTAGTCTACCATAAGTTAGGCTCTACTGCTCATGCTCACACTGGTGACTATGGCTTACAGAGATTAGGTGATGTAGCTACTAACCTACCAGCTGGTTACAGTGTTACTGACTTCTTGCCTAACACAGTTATGACTGCTTTTGGTCGTGTGTGGGTAGCTGATATTGCAGGTGAAAGACAAACAGTTTACTTTAGTGATTTGTTAAACCCTGCTGAGTGGAAAGTAGGCACTGCTGGTTATCTAAACATTAGTGAAGTTGTACCTAACAATGACCCTATCGTTGCACTAGCTTCGCACAATGGCTTCTTGATTATCTTCTGTCAACGTCACATTGTTATTTATGCAAACCCAGTCGACCCTTCTAACTTAACATTGACAGATGTGATTACTGGTGTTGGTTGTATTGCTAGAGATTCTGTACAATCAATTGGTACTGATTTGATGTTCTTGTCTTCAACTGGTGTCCAGTCTTTACAGCGTGTTATCCAAGAGAAGTCAATTCCATTTAGAGATGTATCGAAGAATGTTCGTGATGAGTTGCTAGCAAACGTTGCTAGTGAAACATTAAAGTATATTAAAGCTGCATACTTCCCTACAGATGCTTTCTATCTGTTAACATTACCATCTACTGGTTTTACATATTGCTTTGATACCAGAGGTGCGTTAGAGAATGGTGCTGCTAGAACGACTATCTGGAAACAAATTTCACCAACAGCATTCTGTGTCACTCAAGCCAAAGAGTTACTGATTGGTAAACAAGGATTTATTGGTAAGTATGATACCTATGAAGACAATGGTGCTAAGTATCGTATGTCTTACTTTACGAACTACTTTGACTTTGAGTCTCCCACACAGATTAAGATTCTAAAGAAGATTAACGTAGTTGCTATTGGTGGCTCTAACCAACCGATTGCGATTAAGTGGGGCTATGACTATACTCGTAACTACTTTTCACGTGGTATTGTTCTACAAAAAGTAGAAGTATTTGAGTATGGCACTGCTGAGTATAACGTTGCTACATACACAAACGGTATTGCTTTAGATACTGCTAACATTCCAGCTTCTGGTTCTGGTACTGTCTTACAGCTAGGCTTTGAATCAGATATCGATGGTACACCCTTATCAATACAAAAGATTGACTTCTTCCTTAAACAAGGTAAAACACTATGAGTAATTACGTTAAGGCAACGAACTTTGCCACTAAAGACACACTACCGACAGGTGACTCTAACAAGATTGTTAAAGGCACAGAGCTAGACAACGAGTTTAACTCTATTGCTGGTGCTATCAGTTCTAAAGCTGACATTGCATCCCCTGCATTAACAGGTACTCCTACTGCTCCAACAGCAGTTGCAGGCACTAACACAACTCAACTAGCTACGACTGCATTTGTAACAGCTGCATTACAAGCTGTATATCCTGTTGGTTCTATTTACATTAACGCTACTAGCTCTAGCAACCCAGCAACACTATTAGGATTTGGTACTTGGGAAGCTTTTGGTGCTGGTCGTGTAATGGTTGGTTTGAATGGTTCTGATACAGACTTTGACACAGCAGAAGAAACTGGTGGTTCTAAGACTTCAACTTCTTCAGGTACTATTAGCGGTACTGTTGGTGATACAGCATTGACTGAAGCCCAGATGCCTAAACACTGGCACAGAATGGTTGGTCCTTTTGGTACATCTAACGTCCAGGGTGGTGAGTTCGGTTACGGTAACTATGGTGGCGGTACACCTGACGATACAGCCTTTGCTTATGGCACTTGGTCTGCTGGTGGAGATGCTACTTCTGGTGGTACGACAACAGGAACATCTAATGGAGCAGCCCATACTCACTCATTCTCAGGTACATACAGTGGTTCTACTCAGTCTACTGTTCAACCATATATCGTGGTGAGAATGTGGAAACGAACAGCTTAAAAATACCAGTCGTTAACAGATACGACTACACGATGTACTTAGAAAGTTTTGCAGGCATGTTGTGGTTTCATACAGATGTTTATAAATGGTCAAGTAAAGTAAAGACAAAGTATTTAGAAGATTTAAATTTATTACAGAACTTAGTTAATACACCATTGGTATCATTAGTAGAAGAAGATAACAAGAAGCTAGCTAAGTTTGCTGAAATTATAGGAATGAAGATGGTTGATAAAATGAATTTAACTAATGGAGACGTAGGATATGTCTACGCAAGGGGTCTATAATGGGTAAGTTAGTAAGTAGTGTAGTAGGGTCACTAACAGGTTCAAAAGGAGTAGCAGACGCTGCTAATGCTGCTGCTGCACAACAACGAGAGGCTGCTCAAACTGCTGCGATTGCTGCTCAGTTTAGACCAGTAGGAATGACCACTCGATTTGGTACGTCTCAGTTTACACGTGAGATAGACCCAAGGACTGGCATGCCTGTTTTGTCAAGTGCTGGGTATACTGCTGCTCCTGAGTTAGCTTCTTTGCAAGAAAGATTGTTTGGACAGTTTGGTCCAAGCATGACTAGGGCTGAAGACATTGCTGCACAGTATGCTCCACTAGGAGGTGCTGCTAATCGTTTAATGTCGTTAGGTCAAGGTTATTTAGCTCAGTCTCCTGAAGAAGCTGCTGCTGCGTATATGAGTAGTCAGCGAGGACTGTTAGCAGGTTCTAGAGAACAACAACTAGCACAGCTACGTAATAGAGTATTCCAAACAGGTCGTAGTGGTTTAGGTGTTGGTGCTACAACAACTGGACAAGGTGCTTCTAATCCTGAGATGCAAGCATACTTTAATGCGATTGCTAATCAAGATTTACAACTAGCTGCTCAAGCTGACCAAGAAGGAAGACAACGTGCTACCTTTGGTGCTGGTCTATTAGGCACAGGTGCTGGCTTACTTGGTTCACAAGTACAAGGTGAAGTTGGTGCATTATCTCCATTACAATCACAGTTAGGTTTAGCTGCTAACGTTGAACAACTATCACAAACACCATTCCAGCTTGGTCTACAACTAGGCACTGCTCAAGTACCTGGTCAGGCAACAGGTGCTCAGTTATATGGTCAAGGTATGTCTAACGCTGCTCAGACACAGTTCCAAGGTGCTTCACAAGCTGCTCAGATGAATGCTGCATTCTTGAATAACTTGATTGGTTCTGCTGCTGGTGCTTATGGCATGAGTAGAATGGGTAGCGGTGGTACTCCAATGGGTAGTCTAGGTTCGTTAAACTGGACAAGTCCTTTAAGCGGTGGATGGACAAGTCCATTAAGCGGTGCTTTTGGTGGTACTGGACAAGCGTTTGGTTTATCTGCAATGCCTAACACATCAGCGTTTGGTATTGGTCAAAGTAGATTTGGTCTATAAGGAATAATTATGGGAATGAATATTAGTCAAATGTTAGGGAATGACCCTGACGTACTACGTGCTCAGTTAATGCAGCAAGAGATGGCTCGTTACAATCAATATCAAGACCCACGTATGAATCTAGCTTCTACACTTGGCGGTCTACTTGGTGGAGGTCTTGTTAACGTTGCTCAAGGTCGTAACTTTTTTCAAAGCAATAATCCAGTATTGAGAAAAGCATCTCAACTACAAGAGATTTATAATAACACTGCTCAAGCTGTTGACCCTAATGCTAATCCTGGTGAGTTCTACAGAACACTACAAGGTAACTTAGCTGCTGCTGGCTTTGGTCCTCAAGCTGCTATGGCTGCTCAAGAAGCATATAAATATAGTCAACAAGAACGTGAGATGGGTCTTAGAGAGCGTCAAGTTGTTGCTCAAGAGAAGAATGTTGCTCCGTTTGCTCAAGGTAACTACGTAACTGATAAAGGTCCTCTTGTCTTTAACAGAGAGACTGGTGGATATACTGTTAACGGTGAGCCATACAGTGAAGCTAAACATGGTAAGGCTGAGTTTGCTGCAAGACCTGACTGGAGAAGAGACCTACTAAGTGGTGGTGGTCAACCAGGTGCTGTTAATCCTGCTGCTCCAGGAGGCAAAGGTAAAGAAGAAATGTCTGATGAAGAGAAACGTGCAAGATTTAATCGTGTTCAAGGTAAACCAACAGGTACTCAATCTGAACAATTCTTAGGTGAATCTTTTGGTCCTAATACTCCTGATGCTGTTCTTGAAGTTGGTGTAAAGGCTAAAGACAAACAAGCTATTGCTGAGTTTGAAAGAAGGAAAAAAGCCAGAGCTTCTAAACGAGAAAGTGATGCTGCCATTGCAGATGGTACTGGACTATAAGCATGGCAAAAGTCAACTACAACGTCCTAGCTCTTAAAAAAGAGGGGCTGTCGGATGCTGATATTGCTCGTTTCATTTCAGAAGATTTAGGTGCTGACTATAACGAGTATCTAGCTCAAGGTTTAACACCTAAAGATATCATTCGATTTGCTAACGAACAAGAGTATACCACAGCTGAAGTACTCAAACGTGGCTTCTTGCAAGGAGCTACTTCTACCTATCGTGGTGTCAGACAAATAGCTGGAGCAGAGCCTACAGATGAAGAGTTGCTAGCAGAGACAGAGTATCGTCAGATGCGAGAGCAGAATCCTTGGGCAGCTTACAGTTCTAATATCGTTGGTAACATCCTTGGTGACCCTACTAACCTAATTCCTGGTAGTCTATTGTTCAAAGGTGCTAAAGGTGCTATGAGCGTAGCAGGTCGCTTAGGTGCTTTAGGTGCTGTAACAGGTGCTGTTGAACCAAGATATGAAGAAGAAGACCCTTCCAGACTAACCTCAGCCCTCGTAGGAGGCGTTACAACAGGTGTCCTTGGGGGAGGTATTGCCAAGCTAACTGGATTCGGTAAAACGCTTCCTGATGGCACTGAGAGTGCTTTCGTTAAAGAGGCAGATAGCATTGGTATTGATGTTAACGGAAACCAGATTAAGTCTGTTCCTGGAGTCTTTGACAATGCTGAAACACCAGGTACACTAGCACAACCTGGTTTAGTGCAGACTGCTGAGATTGGTGTTCCTAACGTTATTGAACTACCAAAACTACCTCAGTTCTTGTCTGGTGCTAAACCTTCTTTCTTTACATCCCCAGTAGCTTTTGAGACAGACCTAGACAAGGCTCTGTATATTATCGCTAACCCTAAGTCTAAGTCAAAGAATCATCAAGACTATGTTGACTTTGTCAAGACAGCTTTGAATGTGGATGATGCGACTGCTAGTAAGTTGGCTTCACAAGTAAGACAAGAAGTTATTGACAAGGGCAGAGAAGTTCAGAAAGCTGCAGGGCTTGCTGGTAAACAGGCAGAGAATGTGCCATTCCAGATGTCTAAAACCTTAGATGGTTTCTTAAATCCAGTTGATAAAAACCTTGACGATTTCTCAAAAATGGTGTATAATTATGGGAAGTCTATTGAAGAAGTTAATGGCAAAGCTAAGATAACAAAAGCCATGACTGAAGATTATAGCTTTAGAAAGATTAGTGAAGCTTATGCTAACGAAGGTATTAAGGTAACTCCTTTTGATGTTGGTTTTCAGGTTAGGGGTTATAGCAAGATGCTAGACGAGCTCAAAGAAATCAATGGACGAAACTTTAAACCTAAATCATTTGAAGAATATGTTAAGAACGGTGCTAGCGTAGACGAAACTCTTGACTTATTTGCACGTGGTGCTTTTGATGGATGTAGCATTCTATGACAAAACGATGTGACCTCAAGTATTACAAGGCGTTCTTACCAAAAAGAATACCATCTAACTTAACACAGAAACAATTAGATAAGCTAGGTACA